ATAGAACTGAAACAAAAGGCTGGAGAAATCATCCAGTCACTTTAATGTGGAAAGGTTATGAACCAGCTCTTCAGCTTTATCAAAACTATACGATAAATGAATGGATTAAGAGAGGGTATAAAAATAGCATGATGTTTGAAAACATTTTGCTAGAGCTTCAGATGCCACCATGGTTTGGTAAGGAAGAATTTCATAGGTCCCATAGGGCAAATCTACTTAGAAAAGATTGGAGTTTTTATTCTAATTTTTTCAATGAAGATCCAACTCTACCCTATTATTGGCCGGTAGAAAAAGATTATTCGATAAAAGTTGCCAATGCCTAGTGCATGATATATAATATAGCTGACAATAATAGCAACTAAAAAAAGGAAAACTATGTCAGAAAATAAGTTCAACTACTTTGTGGTAGAGGAAAAGACCCTTGTCAAGGCTAAGAACAAGCAAGAAGCCCAAAAGGTCGCCTCTGGTCGCAGAGGAGTAAGTGGTGAAGTTCTTTTCAGATCAACTGATATTGAAAGAATTTCTTCTGTACAGGCACAAAAAAAGATCAATCAGCTTAACGCCTGATCCAGTAAGCTGGGGGGTCTATCCCCCCAGCAATAGGAGCCACTATGATAGTTGCACAAATGGTAGGAAGAAATGAATCATCTAGATTTCTTGAGCCAGTCTTAAAAAGAATAAAAGAACAAGTAGACGCAATCGTATTTACGGACGACTGTTCAGATGATAATACCGCAGAGATAGCCTCTGGTTATGCAAGCGTATATGTTAACGAGTCTCCACTTTTTCCAGTTCACGAAGGCAAGTTGAGATCAAAAGCCTGGGAAAATTTAAGCAATCACGCTCAAGAAGGTGATTGGGTTATTGCAATAGATTGTGATGAAATGCTCTATAAAGCCTCTGATATAAACGATGTAAATATTTCAAAGGTTCTTGATCAGTCACCATTTGATGTGGTGAACGTTAGGTTTTATCACATGTGGTCTTCAACTCACTATAGAGTAGATAAACTTTGGGCGCCTAATAATAGTTCTAGAATCTTTAGATTCAAAGACAACGCTACGTTTCTAGATAGAAAACTTGCTTGCGGTTCTGAGCCTACTTATGTTGTTCAAGATATTAGAAGAAGAAATTACTGGGTCCACTCTGGATTAGTCATGCAACATCTCGGTTATTCGATTGATGAAGATAAGATTTCAAAGTATAATAGATATATGAATTTAGACAGAGGAGAATTTCATAATATTAAACATATCGAATCAATTATAGATACCAATCCTACTCTAATAAAATGGGGAAATTTCGGAATATGAAAACATTAAACGCTACAGAAACAATAAAGAAAGTCTCTCTACTTCTTGATAGAAAAGAAAGATTTGCTTTTGTAACATACACTAGATCAGCAATATTCTCAATGACTGGTGAATTGAGTGGAGATAAAAAGCCACCCAAAAATTTTCTAAAACTTATATCCATGAGCTTAGATAACAACAGTTCAGGATTTATAAAGGCAGCTCAAAGAGATCTAATTAAGTCAAGTGTTGACAAGATAGCTCAAAATGGAAATTCAACTGTTTCCAATGAAGTATTCTATGACCCATCTTTTTTAGAGTATTACATCAACACTAATTATGACATATTCAAGACATTCACCTCATGGTATCTTAAAACAACTAAAGTTATTATAGTATCTTTCCAAAATAAGAGTTCTATATCAAAGTATTTTTCTCCAGATTCCATATACATACAAGTACCATACAATGATTTCTATTCGAGAATAGACTCAATAACACAGGAAATAATTGAAAAGAGCTCAGAAACATCCCTATGTGTTCTCGACTGCCCAATGCTGAGTACTGCGCTAGCTCAGAATCTATGGGAAAAAAGTAATATGTCAATCTTAGATCTCGGAAGAACCTTAACGGTAGCTAGATCTTTGAATAGAAATAAATGAGTTCACTTTCTCAGAAATCAAAAGAAGTTCTAAACAATAGAATAAAAAGTTTGTTGTTTGAAACAAACATGTCAATTCCCTCTATTGCTAAAGAACTGGCAATGACCTACGCTGAGCTAGATAAAACTTTAAAAAGAATTGGTTTGCAGTGGGTTAAAGACCACAGAAGAAAAATGTCTAAAGGGCAAACTCTTTTGACAAGTATTTTAGAAAAATTATTGCCAGGAGAAAATATAGTAAATGAATTCCATTTAGGTGAAAGACTAAAGCTAGATGTATACTGCCCTAGTTATAAGCTTGGTCTAGAGTATCATGGAATTCAACACTTTAAATACAGTAGCATGTTCTTTGATTCAAGAGAAGAGTTTCTTGAGGCACAGAAACGAGATCAGAGAAAGATAGAGCTATGCAACGAACAAAATATTTTATTAGTTGTTTTCAGATATGATGATAAACTAACAGAAGAAGCTGTTTACGACAGGGTGTTGACAGCAATAAGAAATTCAAGCTATACTGTCACGCAAAAGAAAAAATCTACAGTAGTTGACAATGATTTTTACAAAGAAATGAAGAAGAAAAAATCAGAATATAACAAAAAGATGTATAAAAGACTGAAGGAAAAGAAGAAAAAGAATGACAGAAGTCGTTAATGAAGAGGTTCCAAATTATCCTTTGGAATATCAGGTATTTGCTCTAGCCCTAAGAAACAAAGGTGCTATACAGTACTTTGATATAAACCTTCCAGAAGAGGCTGTAGGCGCTGTCAGTGGACAACTGGGCCTAAATGAGTTCTATAAAGCTCTGCTGTCTTATTATAGGGTTACTAAATTAGATTCTGTAGATCCAATTGCATTTAAAGCTTGGCTTGAATCAGAAACAGATATTCACACTGCGCTAGGTGGATCAATCGGCGTTGAAACAATAATGGATATCTTGATGTCAATTCAAGTATCCAATGAAGAATCTATAACGCAAATACTAAAGCACAGATCTAATAAGAAAAAGCAGCTAGATATTTTGCAGGAATTGCAGTTTCTTCTAACACAAAAGGGTGAAAAGACTCCAAAGGAAATTGCAAGAATTTCTGAGATAACAGCAGAAATAAAAAACCTTGAGAATGATCTAAATTTTAATCCATTAGATACAGTTGTAACAGCTCAAGATATTTCCAAAAGAGCGGAATCTCTTTTGGATATTCCAAGCTTTCTTCCAACTCAGTTCAAAGCACTCAATAGGGCGATGGGTTACACTGATGATGGAGGTTTTTTTAGAGGTGCAGTTCACGCAATTATTGCACCATCCGGCAAAGGTAAAAGTACTTTTGCCAAATGCCTGGTTAATAACTGGGCAGATTGCGGTCACAAAGTTTTGTATGTTAATTTTGAAGAAGCAGTTCCACACTGGGAAAGAGTGTTAATGACCCAGATAATAGAAAAGAATGTTTACGCTGAGGCAGCAAATTGGTCAGATAAAGAAAAAGAAGAGAATCTAAAAAAATTTCAAGACAAACTTAATGAGTGGGGAGATAGGTTCATGGTTAGACATGATCCAGATACTCCATATTTTGAAGACCTCGAAAAGTGGCTTAGAAGCATCATGCCCCACGATGAGCTAGTTCCTGATGTGATAGTTATAGATACTATCCAGTCAATGTTTACAAGATCTACTGGAAAGGGCAAGCCTAGATGGGGTGAGTTTGAGGAAATGATGGTCAGATTAGAAAAACTTGCCAGAGACATGGACTGTGTATTGATAATCACTGCTCAAGAAAATGCAAATAGAATGAAAGAAAGAAGAGAGGTAGTCCAACAATCCGATACAGGAGGATCACTATCCATACAACAAAAGTGTGCCGTAACAATCTTCATCACAGAGAAAAAGCTAATTAGCGGAGATGATTCTGAAGATGAAAATATTATGCAGTTACAAATACCAAAAAATAGAATAACTGGTTCTACGTATTTATACAATTCTCCACTAGTAAAGTATGTTGATCAGCACAAGAAATATGTTGAGTATGAGCCAATTACAAGTGATTCATATTCTAAAATAGTAAACTCTGAAGACATTCAGGAATTAATCTCTAGTATTAGTATAGTGTAGGTAACATGATTCAGATTAGCATTCAGCAATTAAAAGATTTTCAAACGTGTGAAAGATTATATGATTTTCGATACAACGAAAAGCTTCCAGAAACAATTGGCAGTAGAACTTTAAACACTATTAAATTTGAAAATACAATTAAGAGTATCGTTCATTACTTCTTTTATAAAAAACAAGCTGGCATAACTCCATCTTACTCATCGCTTTTAAATAGATGGGAAAAGCTTTGGTTTCCAAAGGATTCTTCATCATATGATATTATCTACGAACAACACGAAACACTGTATGGAAATATGGCCAGCCTAACAACAAAGGCAGCATCAGTACTCATGGAGTTAATAGAGAATTTTGGTGATTCCAATTTGATTCCAATTGGGATAGACGAAGATTTCATAGCTCCAATTACCTCAAGAGTAGCTGTTAAAGATAAGTTCGATTTAATTTACTTCAAGGACGGCAAAGTGCACGTACTTAAGTGGATGTTTAATTATAAGTTAAAATATCAACATACTTATATGGTAGATTTTTCTATTATGAATGTTGGATATCAAAACAAATTTGGAAACAAAGTGCACGAAGCAAAGTTCGGCTACTTTGACTTATTAAATCAAAAATCTTACTTCAATGAATTTATAGTAGAACAAGGTGATATCGAGGCTGTAAAATATTGGTGTGATTCTATAGTAGACGAAGAAACTTTCCCTTCTAGAAGGGGATTAACTTCGTACTGCAAAGTGTGCCCCTATGACAAGCCCTGCAGTAAATGGACATCATGGAATAATAAGGAGAATAAAGATGGCAAAGCAAGAAAAAGATAATATACTTGATGAAATTCTTTCAGAAAAGGTTGTTTCTTCCTCAATAAAAGAGGAGGATAAGGTCCTAGAACCACTTTTAGATGAAATCAATCTTATTGAAGACGAGGGTATAAAATCTTTTGTCAGATCTATTTTGTATAGAGCTGATGGATTTTGGGAAATACCAGCAAGTTTTTCTGGAAAGCACCATCCATTAGACGAAAGATGTCCAGGTGGCAATGTGTTGCATACAAAGAGAGCAGTCAGAGTTGGCTGCGTATTGGCAGATTCCTATTCTCTCTCAACAGAAGAGAGAGATGTGATAGTCGCCGCACTCCTACTGCACGATATAACCAAGGGCATTAAGCCTCAGACTTCCGATAAGTATTATTATGACCCTATGCATCCGTATACAGCCGGATCTTTTATTAAAAAATGCCAAGAAGAAGATAGAAATTTTGCTTCGGAATCGCAATCATCAACATTGTTTATAAACGAAGATGACGTACAAACGATATTAAGACTTATTAGATGTCACCTAGGCCCATGGTCGCCAGTACCAGAAACAACGCCAATTACCTACATGGATATGATTGTCCACTTATCAGACAATGTGTCATCTAAGCTACATATAATAGTAGATGGAGAAGAAATAGTTAAGGAAAGATGGGATGTCAGACAATAGCACTGATGATACTCTTCTAAAAAGATTTACTCTGCTTAAAAAAATGGAGTATTACTTAGAAGAGTCTGTATACTATAGAACGCACTTTGACGACATGCCGTCAAAAAGCACCCTTCTTAAAAAAGACGAAGAAATAGGAAAAATGCTAGTAACATGAAAATAAACAGTGAGAATAACTATTTAAGGTCGTGGAACATATACGAAGTTGCTAGGTTTGTGCCGACATTAAATAGGGTTATAAGAGATAAGAATATGTTTTTAACTGCAAATGAGATAGAAAAATACGCAGTAAAATACAAAAACACTGGCATATATACATCTGTCTTTGCCTATGATACGGAAGACTTAGAAAGAGCCACAAGATTACGGTCCCCTGTATTTCGACCTAGATAGTGCGGACTATTCAATAGCATACGAAGAGTGCATTAGGCTGTATGAATACCTTCTGCAGTTTGTGCCAGCCAGCTCCATATTAGTTTATTTTACTGGAAAAAAGGGTTTTCATATAGAATGCGAACCAGTTGCACTTGGGATAAACCCAAATAATTCTCTTCCAAAAACCTTTAGATATATAGCAACTAAATTAAAATCAAGTTTGTCTATTTCAAGCTTAGACCTCAGTGTATATGATGCAAGAAGAATGTGGAGATTGGCTGGGTCGATACATCAAGATACTGGTCTGTATAAAACTCTACTGAATCCACATGGTGGTCAGTCAATTTTACTTGGAAACGAAGAAGAAATTAAAAAGTATGCAG